GTTTGTGCAATAACTGTCTTTCGTCTTTCCTCTTCCTTAAGAATAATCATCTCTTTTTCATGTTGTCTCTTCCTCTCTTCATTTGCACTCTTAATTTGTTCAATTCTCTCATTGCTTTCTTGCTGAGATTTTTGAGCTGCTAAAGCATCTTCCTGTAATTCTTTACTTGATTTCTTAAGAATATCTTCAGCAACTGAAATACTATCTTGCTTAAGAATAGCAATAATATCAGATATTTTAGCTTGATTGTTCTGAATAGCAGATTGTGCAAGAGCAGTAATCATATCTTTAATTTCCTTAGCCTTACCACCATCATCAATAAATAATCCTAAAGTAGTATTATCAAGTAGTGCAGTATCTAAATCAAGAGTCTTTAAAGACATATCATCCAAAGCATAACTAAGTTTTCTAGGTTTACTTTCAGAATAGCAAACCTTTGCAACTTCAAGTAATCCTCTTAAAACGTTAGCTCTGACTATATTATGCAAACTGAAGAAGGTTTCAAGAATATAACTATTCTGTACAAGAGTCTGTTGAGTATTCCCTACAGCTTCCGATGGTGCAATTTGACCTTCTACTTGTGGAGTAATACCCATAGAATTACCACATTCAATCTTCATTCTTTCAGCAAGTAAAAGATACTGTTGTATATTTGTGCCCAAGGAAAGATCAACGACTTTGGCAATAGTATTTACATCTGAATAAGTCATACCTTCCTCATTAGGATTAAACCATCCAAAAGGTGTACTTTCAAAGAAGTATTGAAATTTCTCAATATCTATACCAGAGCTATCGGGTATAGCATTGATATTCATCAATACTTTTTTACCCTTATCTGATGCCAATAGAAGTTCGATTCTATAATATATAATATTGAGATAATATTGCCATACCTTACCCCTATCCATTAGAGATGTAGGAAGACTGTTTGTAGTGTCATAAATAGCACCTTTGTAAGGTAATGGTGAGTAATATAAATTATCCATATCCCTAAACTGCCCTGGTATAGGTCTAAGTTTTTTAAAGATACTTGCACCTATCTTATAACCTTCATATACTTCAGGAATCCACTTAGATACTAAACTGATATCTCCAGCCTGTTTATTAATAGTATAGGATTCATCCACAATAGTTTCTTGTGTTTCACCATTCTCATCTATATAGGTTAGAAATTTAATCTCTCTTAATGATCTCCATGTAGCATGAAATACTCTTACAGTCTGTTTTTCTTCCTTATTGTACTGTCTTGAGAAGTCAAATAAATCATAGTTATTTGGATCTTGAATATAAGAAGCATACTCTGTATAAATTGAGTCTATTTCAGCATCACTCAGTTCATCCCCAAAAAATGCTATTACTTCTGAAGGTGACATTCTATATTCATAAGTAGCCCATTCTCCGTCTTCAATAAATTCAAGGTCAGGAGATTTATCATAGTTAAATCTCAAAGGATTGCAAACTCTGAGTTCTGGTTCTCCATTTACTTCCCCAACCCAATATATTTCCTTAGCTGATATTGCAGCATGTTTACAACCTTCATTGAATTTTCTTTTAGCTCTTGTCTTTTGTATAAGGTAAGTCAATAGTTGAGAAGACATTGCCTCAGCTGGATCTTGATGCTCTCTCTCCATGTAGAGTTTGACTTCCTCTGGTGTCATTGCTTTAAATTTTTCTTCAATTTCAGCCTGTATTTGCTGTTTTTCTTCCTCAGTAAGTTCTTGGCCTTTCATTTTCTGTTGAGCCTCAATTTCAAGCTGTTGTCTGATAGGCATTGTTACAGTATTTACTACAAAATCTCTGAGTCTGCCAAATTCTTCTTGTTCTCTTCTTGTAGTAGCATCAGCATTCACTGCATATACCCTATAATCAAAACCTCTTTTTTGTTCCATTCCAAGAACAGCTTTTATCTTATTAGATAAAATATCTCTATTTACCATCTTAGCTGGAAGCTCACCAGATTCAGCTCCAAAAGGTTTTACTACATACTCAAAATCTCTTACATCAAGAATATTATTGAATAGATCATAGTTTACCTTCATTCTATGGTATTCCGATACTCCACCAAAACCATATACAGTTCTATTTGAAAAAGAATCAAGTTTTATTATCTTGTCTTTGTACCATTGAAAGTCATTTGCTTCTTTTTCTTTTCTGGAGATTCTTTGCCTAGTAAATATCTCTCTTGAATCCATACTTAGTATTTTTTACAAATATAATTAAATAATTAATACACTGCACTATTTTTATACATACTTCTCATCATAGAAAGTAGTTTGTCTGAACTTCTATTAGTTGTTTTTTCAGAGTATTCTTTCCCTAATATCTCTTCTTGTACTTGAAACATACACATAATAAGAGCAGATATCAAGTCAAAATTACCTTTCTTATTATACATCAATAACTCTTCAATCAGTCTTAGAGAATTTATTCTATCAATTGTAGTAATAGGTTGGTTATTCTCATCAAAATCTTGGACTTCCTTTAACCAACTATTAATATACCTTTCTCCAGCATCTTTAAGTTGAGGTGTCATATGACTTCCATATACTCTAGCTACAGTAGATTTCTTTATACTCTTATTAATAACAGTATCTGGTTGTAAAGCTAATAGATGTAACAGCTTTCTTCTTGTAAAATATGTCTTGACATCAGGGACCTCATTCTCATACATTATTTGAGTATTATAAAGTTCTGCAAACAGTTCTGCGACAAGATGATTATCATCTGGATTAGGTTTTCTTCCTATATACTCAGCTACTATGCAATTCTTTGTATATTCACCCTGCATAACACCTTTATATACTATAATGGCAGCTAAAGAAGTACCTATATCCTGTCTAACAGGGTCATAACCTATCTTATATAAACCTCTTGGAGCATTAGGTATTGGATATTCATAAATTACAGGAGCACCTTCAATAGAGATACCTTCATAATTCATTGAAGTTATAGGTTGTAACTTTCCAGTTAAATCTGGATGAGATACAACTCTATGAGTGTCAGGATCTCTAAAGAGATTTACAGGCTGAGCTTTAAGTTTATCATAACCTTTAGCTATCAGATATAACTTTCTTGCTTCAAGTTCCTTTCTTGGAAAGACATTAATGTTGGTGTATGAGAATGCTTCTGAAGGTGTTAAAGGTTTTTCCTGTGATTTCCTTTGCATATCTGCTGTATTTGCACCTTTACTTATAAGATATTCCCTACTCTCTATTACACTCTTCTTAGCCCCTTCCAAATCGGAATTCCCCTGTTCATCTATAAATCCATTCATATTAAGATGTACAGGGTGAAAGAAACCTACTCTCTTTTCATATGTATCCCCTTCTTCCCAAATATCCTCAAAAGGTAATAAACCATATTTTTCAGGATGGAAATACATATGAGCATAATCAGCAGTACCCCCAGAGACGTCACCGCTAGTTCCGAAGATAGTAATCATACCAGTCTTAATGTCACCATCCTTAACACAATCTTCACTTGCAGCATAACTATCCAAGAGAAGACCAGGAGTACCAAAAGCACCTGCTTCTTCAAAGAATATATCTACAGCATCCTTACCACGAGCAGCATCAGGATTATCTTTGAAAGTTAAAGCCATAATTTCAGAACGGAAACCTTTCTCTAGTTCAATACCATTTTTATATTCAGTATAACTTGCTTTTATATGATCAGTTCTATCAATATAATCTGAAGGCATTGCCCAAGCTGTATTATCATTAAGGAAATTTATATAGTTCTTACACATTGTGAAAGTACCCTTAGGATAAAGAAACTTCTTTTCATAAGCACCATATATTGTAAGAGATTCAGGTACTGTAATATAGTTCTTTACACCAATAGCACTATTCTTATATGAATACCCTTTACGACGAGATTTTCCAATAATCATATTGAAACCTCCGTCAAGACTATCCTTACTAATCTTATTATGCATGTGAAGAGAGTCTAAAAGTAACTCTTTTCTTTTTTGCTGTTGCTCAGGATTAAGTGTATCATATACTGTTGTATCCTCCATAAGTAACTCAATAACACCATCTCTTGCAATAGCTCTGGACCAGAAGAACTCATAGTCTCCATCCCAGAAGTTAGGAAAATCTGTCTCTTTTTTGGCTCTCTTTTTATCCTTATTTGTATCATTAGTCTTAAGAATAGGGCAGAAATTTAGATAGAAGTAATGATCTCCAGTAATTCTTGAACCACCAGATTCATATCCAAATATGATTCTTCTTGTTTGTTCTTCCCAGTAATCAGTCCAAGCTGGGCTACCATGTGGATCAGGACAATAGTAGCCATATTTTCTAAAGTGCTCTGCTTCTTCAGTAAAGACACTTGTATTTATCCAAATTCCATCCTTATTTCTTATGTAAGCCATATTTTTTCTACTTGTCTATAAGCATCTTCTAAACAGTATGCATACCATTCATCTGTATAATTATTCCAAAAAGTGCCTCTATCTTCAGCAATTTCCATTATTAAATGAAAACACTCATGTACTATTACACCTCTGTCCACACCTCTTGTTAGAATTAAAAAGAAATATCTTAAGTTGTCCTTCATAACAGAAGCTAATAGACCACCAGAAGAAGAAAAGTTTATATCCTCAAAAGTATCCTCCTCATATTTTGGTATAAGAGATTCCTCCCAATACTTTTTACAATCTTCCAACGTATCTCCTATAAGGACTCTTACAGAAGAGCCAAAAGGTTTTATTTCTATTTTTTAATTCTTAATAAAATATTTGGGTCAGCAAAAGGACTAATCTCTTTCTGACCCTTAATTTTTACATTTTGGAATAAATCTTCTTCTATCTTTTTCTCAAGACTCTCAAGAGATATGATAGTTTTATCCAAATCTTGCAAAGCAGATGTGATATCTTTAGGTTTAAATATTGGAGCACCTGTTTTATTATTAACCTTATTCATATTAAAGGTATTAAAGAAATCTTGTAACTTATTCTTTGCATTAATAGCTGAAAGGTATAATGTGTATTTATCAGAACCTTCAGTTTGTAATTCTATTACTTTGTTTATACCTTCCTGAATTAAATTATCAGGTCTCCAAGTAGGATTATTTTTAAATACATTCTCTCTTATAACTTCTTCTTTTCTATCTTTATTATAATTTCTATAAGGATTAGTCTTTAAAGCTGATGTCATAAACTCAATGTAAGTAAATTCTTGTAGAGCTACTTCCTTATGTGGAGAATTATCTCTATTCCATATATCACTAAAAGGTGAAACCTGTAATGCTTCATCAGTAGGTTTAACTACCCCATCTTCCACTTTAAATAGATATGCCATGTTGTAAACATTTTAAAAATCTTTTTCCATAAGAAGCTATAACTTCTGCTTTATCAAGACCATTAATAACCTTACGAGCATTTATCCAATCCTCCGTATTGTCATTAAAAAACTTTTCTAAAGAAACACCAGTGAAATCTCCTCTATTAGATATTCCTCTTGTCATACCTTCAAACATTATGTCAGCAGAAATTTCAGGAACAAGAGCTAATTCAGGTTGTTCAAGTAATGGAAGATTCAATAACTTGCCCATTAGAAGATAATTATCATAATATGTAAGTTGTATTTGACCACGTCCATAGTATAATTTATCTGGATAAAAGTATTTTTGACCATCATACCTTGTTTTAGTACCATATCTTTTCCCTCTTCCTTTCCCATATTCTTCAATAGGATACATTACCTTGTTAGTCTCATGGTATGTTGTACCTAACATATAAGCCAACCATCTAATATCTGTATATCCAG